GAAATGGTACAATTACGGTTAATGTTGGTAAGGCTAATGAATTTTCAGTTAATGTGGGAGTATCAACTGCTGGTGGACTAGTTGGTCCTCTGCAAATGGAAATGGTTTGCAGTATCTTAGAAAACTCAACAGCACAATAATATGCCTAAGTATTTTAGTGGTAGAGTAAAAAGAACTCCCCAGAGTGGATTAACATCTGATAGGTATCAATATCTTGGATTAGATCAAGCAGAACCAAATTTAGGTGATCCACCTGAAGTTGATAATATTCCTCCTGGACAACAATATCAGATTGTTTCTCTTCCAACTCATCCAGGAGAAAGATTTTGGAAACAAGTTGGTGGTGGAGTTGTACCAGGTGCTATAACTATTAGAGAAGAAGGAAGTATTCTTCCAAATTCTTCAGGTATTAGTAGTATTACTGATATTAATATAAAAGGTAATATTCTTACTGCTGAAGGATATCTAGATGCTGATGGAAATCCAGGAACAGGAGTTACGATTACTGCTGCTCCAGTAGGAAATGATCATGAAGTTCTTTTTAATAATAATGGGGAATTTGGTGCAGCTAGTGGGTTGTCTTATGATAATACTAATACTAGAGTTGGTATAGCAAGTACTCAACCACAAGAAACTCTTGATATTGATGGTACCTTATTCATTACTGGAAATGTATTTGATAAACTTCATGATTCTGGAGATACCGATCAAGTTCTTGTAAAAAGTAATACTGGTGGATTAGTTTGGGCAGACCAATCTGGTGCAACTGCTGTTGCTGCTGGACATACCACACAAGTTCAATTCCATAATAATGATGGAAATCTTGGTGGTGCTGAAAATCTTGTTTATGATTATACAAATAACCGTATTGGTATAGGAAGTACTCAACCGACTAAATTATTAGATGTTCTAGGTGATTCTAAATTTACAGGTACAACTGATTTTGATGGAAATGTTAATATTGATGGTGTATTAACATATGAAGATGTAACTAATGTAGATTCTATTGGAGTAGTAACTGCTGGTAAAGGAGTTAGGATTACTTCTGAAGGATTAATAGTTGTTGGTGTTGCTACTCTTGATACCACAAGATTTCCTGATAATACATCTTTATATTTTGGTGATGACGATGATTTACAAATTCTGCATGATGGAAGTGATAGTATTATTAATGATAATGCAACAGGAAGTCTTAAATTACAACAAGGTGGAAATACTAGATTAGAAGTTACTGGAATGGGTGTAACTGTTAGTGGTGTTACAACTACTAATGTTCTTTCTGTAACTGGATTAGTAACTAGTCATTTAATACCTAGTCCTCCTTCTGTTGGTTCATTTAATCTAGGTAGTGAAGATAATAGGTGGGATTATGTTTATGTTAATAATATTGATACTGGTTCATGGAATCCAGTAGTAGTAGATACTGAGCAATTGCGGGTAAGTGGATTATCAACATTTATTGGACTAACAAGACATCAGGATGGAATAGTTGTAACATCTGGTGTATCTACTTTTGTAGGATTTACAACTTTTAATAATCATATATTTGTTGCTGGTGTATCTACTTCTGTAGGGGTTTCTACTTTTCATAGTGAAGTTGGTATTGGTGGAAGTATAGTTGTTGCTGGTCTTTCTACGTTTATAGGAGTTACAACATCTAAGAGTACACTATTTGCAAAACAATTTAGTTCTGGTATTTCTAGTATTGGAATTGGATCTGCAAATAGTTTATATGTAAGTGGTTTATCTACATTTGTAGGATTTTCGACATTTACAAATGATGTTATTGTTGGTGGTGCATCAACATTCGTAGGACTTTCTACATTTAGTAGTCATGTTGTTGTTGGTGGAATGTCTACCTTTGTGGGTATATCTACTTTTAAGAGTGATGTAGGATTTGAAGCAGGTATTAAAGATAAAGATGGTGATTTGGGTGATACTGGATGGCTTTTAGAATCTACAGGAGCTGGTAAAGTAAATTGGGTAAATCCTCAAGGATTAACTGTAGAAAATGCAACTAAAATTGGTGTAGGTAGTGTTTATGGTGGTACACCATTAACATCAGCTGGAATTAATACTCATTTTATAACTTTTGTTGATAGTAATAATCCAATTGATGGTAGAGAAAATGAACTTCTTTATACTACAGGATTATTTGTTTATGATCCAATAGGTCAAAGAGTTGGTATTGGAACTACAATCCCATCTGATACATTAAGTGTTAGTGGTATAACATCATTTAAAGGTGATGTATATTTTGCTGGTATTCAAAATAATATTGGATTTACTTCACTTACTTGGCAAAGTAATACAGGAATATTAAAGTTTCAGGATGAAGTAAAAGCTTATTTTGGAAATGGAAATGACTTACGAATATATCATACTGAGGAACTTAAAGGTGAAGTTGATAATAATGGAGATCCTATTACTAATAATACTAGATGCTCATATATTCATGAGAAAGGATCTGGTGGATTAGTATTTAAGTCAGATGGTGGAGGTGGTCCGGGAGCATTCCAATTCTTTGATCAAAATTGGAATCCATTATTAAAGTTACATAGTGGTAATAATGCAAGAGCTCTTTTATATCATAATGGAACAGAAAGGTTATTAACAACTGATGTTGGAGTTAAGGTTAGTGGTCTTACTACTACTGGTTCATTAAGACTTGATGGTGCATTTTATGATAGTAGTAATAGTTATGGTGCCAATAGTGGATATATCTTACAAACAAATCAAGCAAGTGGTGTAGAATGGGTAGATCCAGGTGGTTTAGCATTCGAGAAAGCAAATAAAATTGGTATAGGTAGTATTAATGCTGCAGATGTTGGTATTGGAACTCATTTTATAACTTTTGTTGATACTAATAATCCTCATGATGGTAGGGATTATGAACTTCTTTATTCAACTGGTTTATTTGTTTATGACCCTCAAGATGGTGGAAGAGTTGGTATTGGAACTACAATCCCATCTGATACATTAAGTGTTGCTGGTATATCATCGTTTAATGGTGAGGTTTATTTTAATAGTGGTGTTACTGGAATAACATCTATTGGTTGGAACCCATCTAACTCTGCACTAGAGTTTAAGGATAATGTAAAAGCAACATTCGGTGATGGTAACGATTTACAAATATATCATGATACTAATGATACAGAACCTAATAGTGTTATTGAACATAATAATCCTGCTGCTTCAGCATTATACTTATCAAGTAATCAAAGAGTTGAAATAACAGATGAAAATCATACAAATTTAAGTCTTCGTTTTAACAATACTGGTGATTATGGGACAGAATTGTTTCATGCTACTAATAAAAAATTTGAAACTTCTGGTGTAGGAGTTACTGTTTATGGTTCAATATCAATTTATGATTCTGATAATACTAATAAAATTACTCTTCAACCTCCTGCCACATCGAGTTTAACAGCAGATTATGCACTTACTTTACCTGTAGATGATGGTGGTCCTAATGAAGTTCTTACCACTGATGGAAGTGGTGTTTTAAGTTGGACCACAAAGGCTGCTGGAACAGCAGTTGCAGCTGGAAGTAATCAACAAGTTCAGTATAATAACAATAATGTTCTTGCAGGTGCTGCAGAATTACTATTTGATAATTCAACAACTGCTCCAACTTTAATACTTAAACCTAATGTTACTACTACAGCTACTAATGGTGGTTATATACAAGTTAGAAATGCAGGTTCCACTAACACCACTCTAAATGCTGCAACGATTACTCATGATGGTGGATTAGAATTAAAGAGAACTAATGAAACTGTTACAAATGGTGGTCCTTATATTGATTTAAAATATGATGCGACTGACATGGATGCTCGCATTCAAATGGATATTGCATCTGGAACTACAAGTGATGATAAGTTTTCTGCAATTACTTTCTCAACAGGTGGTGGTGGCATTTATGATTCTGGTAATACAAGTGGTAGATTAACCGAAAAAATACGTATTGGAAAGGATGGTGAAATTGGAATTCAAGGTGGTGCTCAGGTATATGATGCTTCTAGCGACACCGTTTCTACTAATAATAGAACTTCTGCTCAAATTTATGGAACATCAGGTCAGGTATTAAAGAGTAATGGACTTGGTGCAAGTGTTTATTGGGGTGATGAAGGTACTGGTAGTGGTATTTCTGCTGTAGAGGTTAAACAATATTCTGATGATTTAAGTCAGAATGATCCAAGAACTGTAAGATCATGTGATGCTTTAGATGCACCTATTACTGTTTCTACTAATTCTGGTACTGCAGTTATAGGTATTGGTTCAACCAGTAATGCTTATGGTAATAGGTATATTGGTGATACTGAACCTACTGGTAATCTTTGTGAAGGTGATATTTGGTATGATACCAGTTCAGCTGGTAGTGGTGGTGTTAATGGTAGTACAGGAATAACAAAGGTTGCAAAAGTAGAAGAGATAGGTAATTATGGAAATACAGGAGCAGGATCATTTACTGGTGCTACATGGGTTCATAGAAATTTAACCGACGTAACTGATCCAAAAAATATGGGTATTACTGTTAGTGGAAATATAGTCACTATTCCAGCAGGTACTTATAGTATTAGATGGAGTGCTCCTGCTATGGATGTTATTCGTCATGTTACTAGGTTAGCTTATTCATCTACTAGTGCTACAGTTGCATCTGGTGTAACTTATCATTATGCACCTGTATCTTATGAAGCCTCTCCTGGATTGGAAGTCGGAGTACAAACTCGATCAACGGGATTTGCTCCTGTTGTAACCTTTACGAGCACCACCTATATTAAAATTGAACATTATGCTGAGATTGGAAATTCTGCTGGTGATGCTATGGGAGCTGCATCTCCTTGGTCATCAGCTAATGCTAGTGGTAGTAGTAAACCAATTTGGACTACTATTGAGATAGAAGATTTAGCAACTGCTGTTAAAGAATCTTCTGGAACTGATGGTAATACTATTAGTGTAAAGGATTATGGTGCTGTGGGAGATGGAAGTAATAATGATACTGCAGCGATTAAGAGTGCTCTTGCAGCAGGATCTGGAGTAAATAGAGTTTATTTTCCTGCAGGAACTTACATAGTTCATGAACCTATAATTATTCCTTCTAATACTTATGTAAAAGGTTCGGGAGCTCTTACTACAGTTATTAAAATGTCTAGTACTGTTGGTAAATTGACAGGATTGGGAGTTATAGGAGACTGGGATACAACAACAGAAAATGTAATAGTAGAAGATATAAGTTTTGATTTTAATACTGCTAGATGGCATGGTTATATTCCAGGTAGTTCTAGTCCTCAAGAGGAGGATAATGCTACACAAATATTCTCAACTACAAAATCTAATACGGGAACCATAACTCGAAGTGCTACAGGAATAATATCTAGGATTGAGTTAAAAACAGCTGGAAAAGATTATACAAGTGCTCCTACTGTTGAGATTGCTGGTGGTGGAGGTAGTTCAGCTGCAGCTACTGCTGTTGTTAGTGGAATTAGTCGTATTGATGTTAGTGATGGAGGGCAAGGTTTTCAAAATACTCCTACTGTTAATATTGGTGGACCAGACATTATCGGTGGTGTACAAGCAACTGCTGTAGCACATATTGATGGTCAAAAAGTTATTGCCATTACCATTACTAATCCTGGTGAAGGTTATACAAGTGCTCCTAGTATTTCTTTTACTGGTGGTGGTAGTTCAGTTACAGCTACAGCTACTGCTGTTGTTCGCAGAACCATTATTCGTATTGATATTACTAATGCTGGTTCTGGATATGCAAGTGACCCTACAGTTACAATTACTCCACACTCTAGTGATACTACAGGATCTGGTGCTGATGCAGCCGCTGTTGCTGCAAATGTAGTTACTGTACCCATGACGAATCAACCTTTCGGAATTGGAGAAAAAATAGTTCCAAGTTATGAAACTACTGGTGGTGAGGGTCCTGAGAATAATGAATTTAAGGTTCAGAGTGTAGGTACAAATCAATTCACATATCATACATCTGCTGGTAGTGTACCTACTAGTGGCACATTCAAAGCTTTAGTGAATGGTGCTAATCGTAATGCTTTAACTATCTACAATAGTAAAGATGTAACCCTCAATCGAGTTCGTTGTCTTAATGCTAATAGACATTGTTTAGATATAACTTCTTCATACAGAAGATCAGCAGCAGGAAAAGCAGGTCAGGTTAGATATTATGAAACAGCTACATATTATTCACACAAAGGAGCACAGAACATAACAGTAAATGAATGTTATTTTGAGGGTGCTGGAGATGATAATTTAACAACTCATTGTTCATCAGATATTTTAATTACTAATTGTCATTCTAATGCTCCTAGAGGAGGTTTTGGTGATGGAGAAACACCTAATACAAATTGTTTTGAAGTGGATGATGGTAGTAGAAATGTTCAAATCTATAATTGTAAAGCTACTAAAGGTAATAACGGTTTACAAATTAAAGGTCATGGTTATGCACCAGCTGCATATAATGTAATTGTTGATGGAATGGAAATTATTAATTGTGTTGGTGGTGTTGAATGTCACCATTCAGGATGGATAACATATTCTACTGGTGCTTGTTGGCAAGCTTATGGAGGTGGTACGAATCTTACTACTCCTATACCGTCACCTTTACTTGCTCTATATGATGCTGATGGTCAATTAACATCTCTCAGTGAGAATGGTTATAGTGCGACTGCAAATAATGTAACTCTAAGTAATATTCAAATCATTGCTCCATCGGAGAATATATTTCACTATAAATGGGATTATGAAAATGGTGCTGATACTCAACAAACTCTAGGTAATATTCCTACGAGAGCTTTTGAATTGAGTACATATGCAGGTGTGCAAATTAATGATATACTCGTTTCTGATGGTACAAAAGATCGTCAATTAATACAAGATGGTTATAAGGTAGGAAGCAAACTACGAAGTCTTAATACAAGTGCTACATATTCACAATCAGGTACAACAGTAACAGTAACTAAGACTGATCACGGATTATCGACTGGTGATGATATTACAATCAGATTCACGAAAGGTGGTGGTGTATCTGGTAACTATACCGTTGCATCAGTAGCTATTGTTGATGGAACTGATGTTTTTACTTATACTGCACCTAACAGCAATAACATTGGAGGTCCGCAAGATTGTGAATACACATTAAGTTCTTCAACTAATGGAAGAATTTTACAACTTTTCCGAAGTGCCAGAAATTGGTCTATCAATAACTTTACTGTTAATGGTTACCACGATAAAGCAGATACAGGTTTTGATTTGGACAATGATCTTAATGGTAGTTTTACTATGAATAATATAACCTTTAATGATGGTCCTTTACAGGCTATTTACATAAAAGGTGATAATAATAGGTATACAGGATCAATTGATAACTATACTGTCCATCAAACAAAACCAACTAGCAGTACTACATGGGATTCTCTTGTAGCAGACTCAACCAAGTATGCTATCAGATCTAATCAACCCACAATATCCATAGGAAAAGGAAATATTAAAGGTTATCCTAGAAACCAAGGGTTAAGACCACTTTTATATACACCCAAAATATATACTGCTGGTACTACTGAACAAATGGTAGAATCAACTATAGATACAGTTGAATATAGATTAGATGGTTCTATTTGTACCGTATTCGTGAGACAATTTAATCTTGGAAGACTTCCAACAAGCGTAGCTTCAGGTGACTTACGGATAAGTTTACCATTCAAACCTTTTGCTGGTGGTGGTAATGTTGCTAGTGTGTTCACGACTAAGATTAATTTTGCTAATAATTATGTAGGACTGGCAGCTGTGCTTAATAATGGAGCAACTGGATTTACTGGAATAGAAGGTTATGCTCACATAAGAGGTATGAAAGATGATGGAACTACTGAGAACATAAATGCAAATCTGATAGGTACACTAGAAGCAGATTATGCTGATGTGCAATTCACAGCTTCATATGAAATAGATGAAAATTTCGGAACCAATATTGTTGATCAATGGTAATGAGAATATCATGAATAAATATTTAAAAAATTATAGATAATGGCAATTAAGGTATACAAAGGTGGTTCTTGGGTTAATACGACAGGTATTTCTGCAATAGGAAATGCTGATAAACTTGCTATTGGGCAGACTAATACTTCTCTTGCTACATCAGATAAAGCATATTATCTTTCTTTTGTAGATGCAAATCATGGTCATACTTCTAGACAATATGAGGATTTTTATACTGGTATTGGAATAACCTTTAGTCCAATTACAAATCATTTAACCATAGGTGGATCTTTTTGGTTAAAAGGATCAGATGCTCCAGATGGTGATATTATTAGTGAGGGTGGGAATGATGGTAAGTTTGGAATTTATAATAGAGGATCACGTCATCTAGTATTAAGTGTATTGGATAGTGCTGGTGCTGATGTAGGAATTGTTACTTTTAGTTCTGAGACTGGTAATACTGATGCTGCTAAACAATCTATATTTGATTCAAACATTTATCCTAAAGTTACGGATACTTATAATCTAGGAAAATCTGCTACAGAATTACGTTGGAATAATGTTTATGCTAATTGTTTTCATGGTGATGGTACTGGATTAACAGGTACTGGTTTTTGGGAACCTGATAATAAAGAAAACTTAAAGGCAGGTACTGATGCTGGTTCCTCAATCAATAATCATACTTGTTATAATATTTTTATAGGATATGAAGCAGGAAAAAATACTGCTAGTGCTTACGGAGGTGATGTAGGGCAAGAAGGAATAGCAGATGAAAATATTTTTATAGGAAAATGTTCGGGTCATAGTAATACTACAGGTGGTTATAATATTTTTGGTGGATCCAATAGTGGATTTTGTAATCTATCTGGTGGATGCAATGTTGCATTTGGTAAAGAATCTGGATATTGTGTTACTGGTAGTTGTAATATATTTTTAGGTCTTTGTGCAGGTAGATGTAGCACTACTGGTAGTGATAATATCTTTATGGGTTATAAGGCAGGATTTAATAATGCTGCATGTAATGATAATATTTTCCTTGGATTTTATAGTGGTACTCGTACAACTGGTACAGATAACATTGCATTAGGATATAGTTCATTACTTGGTGGACCTACTGGTGGTGGAGAATCTCCACTTTCAGGACAAGGTAATGTTGCCATTGGTAAAGATACTGGTAAATTACTTGGTGGTGGTGCACATAGTTATAATGTTTTCTTGGGTTATCAGGCAGGACAGAGCCAAACAGCAGGATCTTGTAATGTAGTTATTGGATATAATGCTAGTACTTATTGTTCAGCAGGAGGTTGTCAATTATCAATCGGCATTAATGCTGATAAATGGATAACGGGTGATAGTAATTTTAATATTAGACCTGGTAAAGGTATAATTGATTGTTCTGGTTCTTGTGGTACAGAGGGTCAGGTATTAACTTCACATAAAGTAGCAGGTACTCCAGATGATTATTATGTAAAATGGAATACAAATGTATCTACGGCAACTAATGCGGATAAGGTTGGTATTGGAACTACCACTAATGTAGGTGGAGATGATGTGCAAGAATATTATGTTCCTTTTGTCACAGATAACAATGCTCATAATAATAGACAATATGAGCAATTGTATAGTGATAGTAAATTAGTTTATAGTTATAAGGCATCTAATGATACTGGTCAAGTAAGAATTGGTGATGGTGCTGCAAATGATTATTCTGTTAATAATGATCCTGGTTCAGTTCTACAATTAACTTCTGCTACCTCTCCTAAACTGGTACTTATTAGAAACGATATTTCTATTGTTGCTGGTGATTACCTTGGAATGATTGATTTCAATTCTAGAGATGGGGGACCAGTTAGAGCTGCAAGAATTGGTGCAATTGCATCTGGAGTTCATGGAACTGGTTATAATCCTGCTGATTTAGTATTCCGTAATTGTCCTTCTTTATCAGCATCTGATGTAGAAACACTTCGTATCACATCAGAAGGTCATGTTGGTATAGGAACCACAAATCCAATTGCCGATAATATTACTACCGCTCTTGATGATAATGATAAAGTTTTAGCTGTTGGTATTGTTACTGCTAAGGAATACTATGGTTTATTTAAGGGAACTATTGATCCTGATGCATCAATAACATTAGATAAAATTGAAGAAGGTAATACATCTGCAGAAGTAGTTGATACTGGTACGGATGGACACTTCAAGGTATTAACAGAAGGATCCGAAAGATTTCGCATCGCATCAGGTGGAATGTTAATAAAAGGAAATACTGAAAGTGTGGGTCAAATAGAGACACAATTAAACCAACAGAATCAATTTCACGGGAATGATAGAAAAGGTGGAATAAGAATTACTGATTTTTCAGATAGTCCATTTTCAGCAAGTCTAGAGTTTGTAAAATCAAGAAATGCAACAATAGGTCAAAATACCATACTGCAAGATGGTGATCGTATGGGATCAATATATTGGGGAGGAGCAAATGGAACCAATTTCCAACCAGGAGCATTTTTAACAGTAAGAACGGATGGAACTGTAAGTTCAACTTCAATGCCTACTGTGATAAGTTTTGGTACAAATGAAGGTAATAATATACTTGAAAGACTTCGCATCGGTTCTTCTGGACAAATTGGTTTAAGTAAGGATGTAGATGGAACATGGACTAATGATTTTGGAACAAATAATCAAGTATTGACCAGTAAAGGTCCTAATTCTGCAGCTGTATGGCAAACTGTTAGTGGTATTCCTGCAAGTACATCAAATCAACTTAAAATTACAAAGACTAGTAATAGAGGGGTTTTATATCTACTTGGTGTTCAAAATGGGAGTGGAGAAGATACTGCTGAAGGTAATATAACAACAAAAACAGTATATCAAAAAACTCAAAATACGTTATTTTTTGATACTATTACTGATACTCTTCGAGTACCAACAATTAGAGGTGAATTGGTTGCTGGTGGTTCTTGGCCAGCAATTCAAGGTAATCTTACGATAGAAACAAATCATCTTATACCTAGTTCTAATGTAACAATCAATAGTCAAGGTATACCTATTGACCCACTTCAGATCACTAATGGTGGATCAAATTATTCAAATGGAACTTCTAGTACTTCAAGTAGTGGTAGTGGTACTAACTTAACTGTTGATATTACAACCTCTGGTGGTGTAATTACCAACGTCACTATCAACACTGCTGGTACAGGTTACGCAGTTAACGATACAATCACAGTTAGTGGTGGTGATGGTAATGCAACCCTTAAAATTCTTTATCTTAATACTACTATTACTGGTGGACAAAACTTAGGTTCAGCAACAAAGAAATGGGCAGAAGTTTATGCTCAGAAATTTGTTGGACATTTGGGTGGAACTGCAGATAGTACAGAGCAGATTAAAGTTCAAAAGAATGAAGATGCAGGAAATACTCATTACTTTGGTATGATTATGGGTGCTGGTGAAAAAGACTCTCCTACTAATCAAACTGTTTATACCGATACTGCTTTATCATATCTTCCAAGTAATGATACATTAATCTCACCTAATATAGACGTTTCTACTAAGTTACATGTTAAGGGTAATACTGAACTTGGAGATCAACTTAGTGATGAGGTAACTTGGACTGGAAGAAGTGGAACAATACAACCATCTGGAACCCCTGACAGTGAGAATTACACTGATAAAGATTTAGGTAGTACATCTTATAAGTGGAATAATGTATATGCAAGAACATTTAATGGAGCTTTTCAAGGAACAGCACAGAAGGCTGGCCTTGTTGAAGTATCAGGATCTAATCAAAATAAAGATCTCAGTTTAACTTTTATTGAATGGGAATCAGGTGATGATGACCCTTCTTATGAAGGTCTTAAATTTGATGCTGATAGGAATTTAACATATAATGCCCATAGTAATGTATTAACAGTACCTAATTTAGCTATATCTGGTATTACAACTTTAGGTGATGCACTTAATACTGATAAAACAATATTTAAGTCTAAAGTAGATAGTAATATTATTCCTTTAGCACCTGCTAGTGGACTTGTAGCAGATAGACATGATATTGGTTCACCAAATGATAAATGGGGTATTGTTTATGCTACTGAATTTTCTGGAACTATGACTGGATCGGTAGCACAGGTCAATACAGAAAAGGCAGATGATATTGATGGTTATGTTACATTTGTAGAAAATAATCATAATAGTGCTACACAATCAACTGTTTATACTAATGGACTTTTAACATACAATTCAAATGCAAGTAGTGAGAAATTAACTGTTGGTGGTCAACTTAAGGTTAATAAAGATGCAGAATTTGATGAAGATGTTACATTGGGAAGTGCTGCTGATGATAAAGTAACATTTAATAGTAAGATTGCTGCTCCTCTTACTCTTGGTATAGGTCAAATATTACCATATTCACCAGCTAATGAAGCAAAAACTGCAGGTATAGATCTTGGTAGTACTGGTGCATATTGGAAGACAATTTATGCTAGAGAATTTAAAGGTGCTATTACAGGTAATGCTGATAGTGCATCAAAATTAGATCCAGGAGCAACAATAAACCTAACGACTGGTGCTTATACTACAACTGTTGATTTTAGTTCTAATACTACTGCAGCATTTACTGGTGATAGTGCTTATACAATTTCTGCTCAATTAAATGCCACTGGTGTAACTCTTGGTACTTATGGTAGTACAACATCTATTCCTCAAATAACAGTTGATGCAAAGGGTAGAATAACATCAGCATCAAATAAAACTATTGATTTAACTGGTGCAACTGCAGATAAGGCAAAGCAACTTGAAGTTACAGAAAGAGATAATTATGGTACTGATTATATACCTTTTGTTATTGGAGCTCCAACTGCTACTGCAACTGCAAAAACATTTTATGCTGATGGTAACCTAAGATATAGGTCAGCATCAGATATGTTGATAACCTCTAAAATCAGTCCTGATGGAAGTTTCCCATCAGCAGCAGGAAAAATTGCAACAACTAAACAAGTTGGTGCAAACATTACTTGGGAATGGGGTGAGGGAACTGCATCAGGTATAGGTAGGAATTATACTTTACCATTAACAGCTGTTACTACAGGAAACTCTACAAGTGCAACATGGACATTAACTGATAATGTAACTCCTACTCCAAATACAAATGCAATACAATTAAACGCAGGAACTGGTCTTAAAATTAGTTCAGCATCACCAGGAACGACTGGTGGTTCATTTACCATTAGTATGGATACTAGTAGTAATACTGCTTTTAAATATAAAAATACTTATGCATCTAATGCAGAAACTACTAACAAAGCAGATGCAGTACTTCAAATATATCCTGAAAATGGATCTGCTGGAACTGACCAAAAAATTACAATAAAACCAGGAACTGGAATTAAATTTAGTGGTTATGGTGCTCAAACATTAACTATTGAATCTGATGCTGATGTTGGTGCATCAACGGTTGATATTGGTAAGTGTTCGGATATTAACCATTCCAATCCATGGCATTTCGTATTTGTTGATTCTAGAGATGGAGGAAGTGAAACACTTTATGTAGATGACGAGTCACCAGTGCCTATTAAGTATAATAATGATACAGACCAACTACAGACAACAAATTTATATGTTACTGGAAATACTATTCTTGGAGATGCTCTCGCTGATGCAGATACTGTAACATGGAATGCGAAGAGTACTACGATATTACCAACTAATAGTAGTCAGAATTTGGGTAGTCAGAATGATCCATGGGGTACTGTTTATGCCAATAATATTACAGGAACATTAACGGTTAATACAACTGATAACCAAGTTTTATATACAGACACTAGTAGTGGTAGTGCAGTAGTTGCTGGTTCTGACCTATTTACATATGATGGTATAACACTTGAAGTAGCTGATGCTGCTACTGCAGCTAATTTTTGCCAACTTACTAGAGATGGTGGTATAGAGATATGCAGAACTAATCCAAATACAGGAGGATCTGGTGGAGCATTTGTTGATTTTAAAGATAATACTGCTGATGATTATACTGCTCGTATACAATTGGCAACACATATGGCTAATGGTGGATGGAATAGTACTAACGATAGAGGTGGATTATTATTTGAAACTGGTGGAACAGCTCATCGTCATATGTTGTTAACTAAGGATGGAGTTTTAGGTATAACAAGAGGTACGACTGCCAGTGCAATATTATCTAATAATGGTAGTAATCATACAATTGGATTTGTTCCAGGAATGTCTAGAGATGCTAGTGTGGCTGCTGGACATAATATAGCAAATAAAGTTGCTTTAGATGTTAATGGCACATTAATGCTTCGGGCAAATACATTAAATAATTTAGAAGGAGGTCAAATAACAATCAATAATTGTGAAGATACCATAGGATACAGTATTGATGTTTATGGTAGTAGTGCTGGTAATTCTTTGCTTAGAATTATTGATGAAAAGACAATTACTGGAGGAAGAGGAACTCAAAGGTTTGCAATTAGTAGAACTGGTGCATTTGGTATTGGTGATGTTGGTAATGAAAGTTGGGGTAATGCTGGTGATCATGTATTAATTAGTGGTGGTAGTGGTGGACAACCTTATTGGGGTACTCCGCCTAGTAGTGGTGGTACTTCTGGAATGCGGCTTTGGAAATTTACTAGCACTCAGAATAACTGGACACCCCCAACTGGATACACGACTTTTGTGTTTATGGTTGTTGGTGGTGGTGGTGGATCTGGTTCTGCTGATGGTCAAGATGATGATGGTTGTGATGGTTCCAGCAGTGGTGGTGGAGGAGGTGGAGGTTGCTCTATATGGAGATATCAATATTCTAATATGGGTGGTACCTATACTCTCACCGTTGGTGCTGGTGGTGCTGGTGGACCCAAGTATAGTTATCAAGGGAATAATGGTCATGGATATGCTGGTGGACAAAGTAAAGTATCAGGTACTGGTATAAACCTTATTGCTAATGGTGGTGGAGGATCTAACAGGTCTGGCCATGGTAGTTCTCCTGGTAATACTGGTGGTGGTACTGGTGGTGGAGATACTTCTGGTTCTAAAATTAATTTTACAGGTGAAACTGGTTTTAAAGCTGGTGGTCCTGGTGGAAGTGCGGGTTTAAATAATTACTATGGTAGAGGTGGACATGGCCAAACTGTATGTGATAGTCCAGCTGCAGGAAATGCTGGAAATGGTGGTATAATAATAGTTGCAGCTTTTCCATAGGAGTTAACAAAAATGTATAAATATGGTATTATTAAAAGTAGCAAAATAACATTAATTTTTAAGAGGTAGAAGATGGGTGCATACGCTATTATTGAAGATAATAAAGTAACAAATGTAATAGTGTGGGATGGTGACACAACTAATAATCCACCCCCTACTGGAACTACGTATGTTGGTATAGGATCTACAGAGTTTGTTAGTGTTGGACAATCTTATATTGATGGAAAATTTGTAATACCAGAATATGTAGATCCAAGACCTCTAAGTGATTATTATAAACAAGTTAGAGAAAAAAGAAATGAAAAATTAGTTGCTTCAGATTGGACTCAATATCCTGATTCCCCATTAGATTCTACTAAGAAGACAGAGTGGGCAACATATAGACAAGCACTAAGAGATTTGCCAACAAATGTTACTGATAGTAATGTGAAGGATGTTATATATGTATCTCATTCAGTTTGGCCAACAAAACCATCTTGACAAAATAAAATAGATAGTCTATAATTAAAAAAACTTATAGTGACTTCTATGGACGAGAGTGTTCTTGGTGTTGTAATTGATTTGTGTTCTCGTGCATTTCTGATTAAAAGTGATCAAGGGTGCGAGAAATACCTAAAATGTGAGGATACAGACCAATTCATGAGAGTATTGAAGGTATGCACCGATCTTTTGAATGAAGATGAGATAAAATATGACTCAATACCACCTCGTTAAAACTTATTAATTTCTGCCTTACTAAATATATCATAGCAATGTTCTAGACGTTAAGATACCATGCCCCTGAATAAGCTAGATAATTTCCTCAAGAATGTAGAAGGTCGTATTCTTTATGTGAGTCCAAGTGATTTAGATTCGACAGATAGTATTACGAATGAAGGTAATTCTCAGACAAGACCGTTTAAGTCTCTTCAAAGAGCATTAATTGAAGCAGCAAGATTTTCATATCAGATAGGAAACAATAATGATTTAGTAGAAAAGACTACTATATTATTAATGCCAGGTGAACACTTAGTTGATAATAGACCTGGTTATGGAATATTAAATAATAGTGGAGTTAAGGCACTGACACCTGCTGGTGCAGAGGTTGATGCGTCAATATTTGATTTAACATTAGATTCTAATTTTGATTTAAATCAGTCAGATAATATACTTTACAAATATAACAGTGTTCATGGTGGAGTTATTGTACCTAGAGGTACATCTATCGTTGGATTAGACCTAAGAAAGACAAAAATAAGACCTAAGTATGTACCAAACCCAACAGATAATACACCAAATTCTTCTATATTCAGAATAACTGGTGGATGTTATTTTTGGCAGTTTTCTGTATTTGATGGAAATCAGAATAGTGAGGTTTATATTAATAGTTCTGATACTGAAAGACCAACATTCTCTCACCATAAACTAACTGTATTTGAATATGCTGATGGTGTAAACAAATATGATAGGACAGGTATAGATGATTTGAATATGTATTATTATAAGCTTTCTGTAGCTTATGATGCCGCATCTACGAGAAATATTCAAAATAAATTCCCTACAAGTCCTGATGGATTTGCATCAAGAAGACCAGAATATGAAATAGTTGGTGCATTTGCAGCAGATCCTATTAGTATAACTAGTGCTGTAGCAGGTGATGGTGCATATGCAACTAATACAGTTACTATAGAAACTTTAACTGACCATAATCTTGATGTAGGAACTCCTATTAAAATTGATGGAGTCAATCCACCAGAATATAATGTATCTGCTGTAGTTACAACAATAAGTGAAACAAATCCAAGACAATTTACATATACACTTGCAGAATCTAAGGGTTTAAAAACACCTGCTTCTAATGTAACTGGTGCCACAGTAACTATTGAGACTGATACTGTAGATGGTGCATCACCATACATCTTTAACTGTTCATTACGTTCAGTTTATGGTATGAATGGTATGAAGGCAGATGGTGATAAAGCAACTGGATTTAAATCTATGGTTGTTGCTCAGTTTACTGGTGTCTCACTACAAAAAGATGATAGGGCATTTGTAAAATATAACAAATCAAATAGAGAATATGAAGGAATTAATATAACATCATCATATTCACCTTTATTAGCTAGTCAATCATCATCAACAAACCCTTCTAGGGTATACCATTTAGATTCTGGAGCAATTTATAGATCTGGATGGGAAACCACACATGTTTCTATTGTTAATGATGCTATTCTTCAGATAGTTTCTGTGTTTGCTATTGGATATAATAAGCATTTTTATGCTGATACTGGTGGTGATGCTTCAATTACAAACTCTAACTCTAACTTTGGACAATTTGCTTTAATTTCTGAAGGATTTAAGAAAGAAGCATTTGAAAAGGATGACTCAAGTTATCTAACACACATTATCACACCAAAAGCAATTATTTCTAATGAAGAAGATCTTGATTGGTTAAGAATAGATACAACCACATTAGATGAAACACTAAAAGATAAATTATATCTATTTGGATTTGAAAGTGAAGATATTAAACCACCTTCTATAACACAAGGTTTTCGTATAGGTGCCAAGAAGAATGATGTATTATCTTTGAATCAGGATGGTCTTCATGAAGCAACCATTACAATGCTGGATGAAGGTAATGGTCATACTACAAGTTCTGTAAAAGAATATGCAATTAATACACCATCATCTGATGTATTTTCAGTTGCATCTGGAACACATACACTTTCTACTGGTGAAAAAGTTATTATTAGAAGTTTAGATGGTGATCTTCCTGAAAATATAATGGAAGATACTGTATATTATGTTATAGGGATTGATACTACAAAGTTTAAATTAGCATCAACAAAATCAAATGCTGATCTTGGTGAAGTACTTACTGTTTATGGTGGATCAAATCTTAGGATTTTAAGTAGAGTTACTGATAAGGATTCTGGTGATGTAGGACATCCTATTCAATGGGATTCTACTGCAAATAAATGGTATATTTGTGTTAACCCAGATAGTGCACTTTATATTAAAGTAAAAGCACTGAAAGATGCTGGAATAGTACAAAAAACAGAACCTACTTATGTTAAGAGAAAATCAGATGATAGAATCTTAGATGATAAAATTTATAAACTAAGACTATCAATTCCTGGAGAAACTAGTCTTGCCAAAAATCCTGAGAATGGATTCATTATGCAAGAATCTAGTAGAACTGGATATAGAATAAATACTGATTTTACTAAAACTGATGACTTAACAAGAAATGATTATGATTATGCTAGAAATTTAAGGTATATCCGTGCTGCATCCTATAATAGTTCAAATCAAACAGCATCTATAGATGCCGATAGACCACATAATTTAAATGTTGGCGATACTATTATTATTAAAAATATAAAATCTGCCAATAATACTACTGGTATTGGTAATTCTGATTATAATGGAACATTTACAGTAAGTAGTGTTCCTGATAATATGTCATTTACATATGTTCCAGGAAGAGCATTATCCGCAACTGGTACAAATAATTTTTCAGGTAATGTTACTGTTGGTATAACATTACCTAGATTTGAAAGAATAGATATGCAATCAAATGTATATCTTTATAGAAGTGAAATTTTCTCAGATTATAATAAAGAAGATAATTCTGATGGTGTATATCATGTATATCCATTAAATGCTGATAATAGTTTACCTGATGATGATCAAGGATTTTCAAATCTAAAATATAGTCAGAATGTTGTTAATTTATATCCACAACTTGATAGGGATAATGTTAATGATAATCCAAAGTCATCTAAATCATTTGCATTAAGGGCACCATTAGGAGAAGTTGCGACTAATTATCCTGATAGAAGTATAACAAGAGAAACAGTTGATAAACTTAATATAAATCTTGGTATTGGTTTAACTATTAGTAATATTGTTAATGGAGTAGATGTTTCTACAATTACGTTTGAAAGAGATCACAATTTACGTGGTCTTCAGACTGCTCAGGTTAGTAACAATTCTGGATTTACGAATGGTGTATATTATAATGTAAAAATATTTCCTACTCCAGGATTAACTAATTGGAACGGTACACTAGCAAATGTTACGGTTGAATCTAATGCTATAACTTCATTTACAATTACAAATACTGGATCAGGATGGTCTACTGGTGGTCATGGATTTTTTGATACAAGTGTTATTGGTAGTGGTACTGGTAAATTATCTGCTACTGTAGGTGGAGCTAATCTTACTGATAATCATTTAGGTACTTACGAGAATCTTACAGTTCAATTTACTGGATCTAATACTACTGATGATTCATATTTCAGATTAAGTACTGTTCCAGGAACAAATCAAATTGGTATCATAACAGCAACAGGAGATACTAGACCTACTCCAGATCAATATGCTTTTATTGTTGGCCCTAGTATTAAAGCAAATGTCCAGGATGTTGGTGGTCAATATGTGTTTACTACTGTTAATGGTGTTCCTCATGGATTAGTTGCAGGAAATAAAATTCAATATAATGATTCTAATAATATTAATAGAGGAGAATTAATTGTTGAAAAACTTGGTGGTGTATCTGGGGGTAATAGTACTACTAAATTCATTACAAAGACTTCCCCAAGTGGTACCTTACCATATAGTAATGGATGGATTCTAAAGCATGGATTATCTTCAAACAATGCTGTTTCTCAAAAAGGTGATGAAAATCTTTCTGTAAGAGGTGTAGAATTATTTGGTAATGAGGTTGGTATAGGTACAGTTGGTACTGTTGGATCTGATGACACGGTTGAAGTTACTTTATTGAATAATAAACTTGGTATATCTGAAAGATTTAAGTATGGTTCTTATATGCTTATTGATAATGAGATTGTAAGAATCAAGAGTTCTACTCTTGTTGGAACAAATAATAATAAATTAAAGGTTCTTCGTGGTGTTTTAGGAACACAAAAACAAAATCATAGTGCTGGATCATTAGTTAAATCAATTAAACCAATCCCAGTTGAGTTCCATAGACCTTCTATACTACGTGCTTCTGGTCATACATTTGAGTATCTTGGTTATGGTCCAGGTAACTATTCAACAGCACTACCACAGGTTCAGGTAAAAACTCTTACCGAAAAAGAAGAGTTCTTATCACAATCTCAAGAAAGAAGTGCTGGTGCAGTTGTCTACACTGGTATGAATAATAAAGGTGATTTCTATATTGGAAACCAGAAGAAATCATCATTAACAGGTGAAGAAGTTACATTTGACACTCCAATTCCAACTGTTGCTGGTGAAGATCCTGCAAGATTGAGTGTGGTATTTGATGAAGTTACTATTAAAGAAAGATTAGTTGTTGAAGGTGGTAAATCTAATAAATCATTATCACAATTTGATGGTCCAGTAACATTTAATAAAGATATTAATTTTAATGATGATGTTAGAATTAAATCTGCAACTGAATCTGAAACATCTGGAAATGGTGCACTAACAGTTGTTGGTGGGGTTGGTGTTGGTAAGAATCTTAATGTTAATGGATATTCTAAGTTTACTGGTATTTCTACATTTAGTGCTGGATTAAAAATTCCTGATAATACAAAGATAAGATTAGGTAATGATGAAGAGTTGGAGATATATCATAGTGGTACAGCAAGTTTTATAAGAGATGTTGGTGATGGTGATCTTCATCTCCAAGGTGCTGATGCAGTTGCAATCGAAGACACATCAGGTAATGATAGTGCTGTTTTCTTTACTAATGCTGGTGTTCAACTTCACTGGAGAGGTGCTACTGATCCTGGTGTTAAGTTTGAAACCACTGAAAAAGGAGTTTCAATTAGTAATGAATGTCATGCAACTTCATTCCATGGTAATGGTGCTAACTTAACAAATGTTCCAGCAAGTGGAATAACTGGAAGTCCAGATGCCTCTTTCACTGATATTACATGTCGTCATTTAAATTCTAGTGGTATATCAACTTCTACGAAGTTTACTACTGCTGAAAATAATAGTGATCTGAACTTTGTAGAAGTTACTAGTGATGGTGGAATTGAACTAGTAAGATCAGATCAGACCGAAACCGCTGGTGGTCCATATATCGACTTTAAGAAATTAAAGTTATCTGGTGTTTCTAATAATGATATGGATGCTCGTATTCAGTATGGTATTGGTGGTGGTAATCTAGGTAAGATAATGTTCAAGGTTATTAATGATATTAGTAATATTCCTAACAATCAAGGTGTAGATAATCTGATTACTAGATTGCAAGTAAAACCAACTAATGGTACTACATATGCTGGTGGTGTTAAAGTTACTGGTGAGTTAGAAGTTACTGGTGATATTACTGCATTAACTTCTGATATTAGACTTAAGGATGAGATTTCACCTATAACAAAGGCTCTTGAGAAAGTTAAATCAATTAGTGGATTTACTTATAAGCATAATGAAACTGCTAAGGTAGAATGTGATATTGATACAGGAGACCAAAGATTTGCTGGTGTATCTGCACAAGAAATTCAAGAAGTATTACCAGAGGCAGTTAAACCTGCTCCAAGTAATAATGAATATCTAACTGTTCAGTACGAGAAATTAGTACCATTATTAATTGAAGCAGTCAAAGAATTATCTGCGAAGGTAGATGCTCTTGAAAAACAGATAAATAACTAAAAAGAAATAATGGCAAATTATACTAAGTCATTCAATTTTAGAAATGGGGTACAGGTTGACGATACTAATTTCGTTATAAGTCCTGATGGATTAGTTGGTATAGGAACTTCACAACCGAATAAAGAACTTGATGTTTATGGTGATAGTAGAGTTTCTGGTATTGCTTCCTTCAATCATATTGGAGTAGTTGGAATTGTAACTATTGGTACAGGAATTAAGTTAAATGCTTCCACTGGAATTATAGAAGCAACTTCATTTACTGGTGATCTTTCTGGGGCAGGTGGAATAGTTGCTATTGCCACTGCAGGATGGATTCAAAATACTGTAGGTCTGACAACTACAGGTAATGTTGGTATAAAGACTACAGAATTTAATGATTTTGAATTGCAGGTGGGCAATAATCCTCTTAATAATACTGGAGTTGGTATTAAAGAAGGAGTTCTTACTGTAAGTGGATTAACAACTACAAATGACTTATATGTAAGTGGAGTTTCTACATTTATTGGGGATATAAATGCTGATGGTGGTGTAGATATAGACGGTCATACAGAATTAGATGATGTAAATGTATCTGGTGCTTCTACATTCATAGGTGATATAGATGCAGATGGAAATCTATCAGTTTTAGGTAATTCAACATTAACTGGTAGTATTGATGTAGATGGACATTCAGAATTGGATGATGTTAATGTATCTGGTGCTTCTACTTTTGTAGGAGTTTCAACATTCAACAGTGAGGTATCTATAGGTGGTAGTATATTTGTTTCTGGTATTTCTACATTCACTGGTGCTATAGATGCAAACGGAGATTTAGATGTAGACGGACATACAGAATTAGATAATGTGAATGTTGCTGGCGTATCTACATTTAATGATGATATTGTAATTAAAAATGGTTCAGATATTAAAGTTAATTGGGATAAGTCAGAGGGAGAATTTACATTTAGTCAGAATGTCAAGGCAGTATTTGATGATGGTGATGGTGACACATCTCCTGGATTAGAAATATCTCATAGTGGTACTGATAGTCTTATTCAAGATTATGGTGAGGGTAATTTTATTTTAAAAACATCAAGTTCTACATTCAAGATTCTTGGTAATAGTTCAGAATCAATGATTGTTGCTAATCCTAATGAGGATGTGCAATTATATAATGATGGTACTCTTAAATTTAATACAGTATCAACAGGTGCTAGTGTATATGGACAGATAAATGTTGCTCGTTTAAATGGTGGAACTAATACTCTATCAACTAAATCTGGTTCATTGAAATATGGTAATGAAACGAGTGCATATGATTATTCTACAAGAAAATCATTTGATGTATTGAATAATGATACTGGTAATATCAATTTTTATGTTGATTATGCTAATGTAAGTACAGCAGACACTGGAAGTTTCTACTGGCATAAAGGAACATCATCAAGATTAATGGCATTAACTTATGATGGTAATTTGGGTATTGGAATAACACTTCCAGAAATGGAGTTACATGTATCTGGTGGATCAACAGTATCTGGTAATTCTTATTATGGTGGAGATTTAACTGTTTATGGTACTTTAACTGCTGTAGGAAATATTACTGGTAATGCTAATTTTGGATATATACAAGGAAATATTGATGCATCATCTCTAATACAGAGTGTTGGAGTTTCAACATTCAGTGAAATAAATGTAACACAAACTAATTCAATTTTAGCTGGTGTTGGTATTGGTACTACAAATCCAAATGACTATAGGTTAGATATTAATGAAGATGATAAGAGATTTTTTGTAGACATTGATGGTAATATTGGTATTAAAACTGATGTAATTGATGATACTATCACTATTAATGCTCTTCAAGGAAAGGCAACATTTGGTAGTGTTGGAGTAGGAACTACCAATCCACAATCCGCAGTTGATTTTAGAGAAGCAGGACAAGATGCTGAAGGTGATGCTGCGAATAGAATGTATATGTATCCACCTAAAGTAACTACTGCTCAAAGAAATGCTTTAACAGGTATGACTGGTGGTGCATTTGTTTATAATACGAGTGAAAATAGGTTAGAATTTTATCAACAAGGAGTTGGTTGGAGAGGAGTAAGTCATACAGCATAATTAAAACAACTTTATCATGACATTTGAAACTTTTAATATCTTCCCCACTACGGTATATGTTGGGGAAGTGAATGAACATCAAAAACATAAGGAAGAATTCTATAAAGTATATCCTAAGTTTGACTATGAGGAAACTTGTGCGGATAATACTGTTAGTGAGAATTTAGGTAAACCTTTTATTCATCTGGAAAATAATTTAGATCCTTTATTTGCTGAGATTGCCTCACATGCCAAGAAATATACTTGTGAGGTTTTAGGATACAAAGATATATTTAACTATGTGATTACAAAAACTTGGTTATCAAGAGCAAGACAACCTAATGATGAAATAAGATGGCACATACATTCTACAAGTCATATATCATTTTCTTATTATGTAAATGTACCGCCTAATTCTCATTGTTTAGAATTTGAAAATGAGTGTAGTAAGAATGATTTGTTTAAGACTATGAATATTGGAGATGATAATCCTCATAGAAGTATGGTAGAGAATTATAATGAACTTAATAGTGAGACATTTTATATACATCCACCTGAAGGATATGTTGCTATGTTTCCTAGTAGTTTGTCACATAATACCAGATTTATGGGCGGTGAATTTAAAGGAGAAAGACTTGCTATTGTTGGAGATATTACTTTAATACTTAAAGAAGACCAATTACATTACTCTATGGGGTATATTGATGATAAATATTGGAAAAAATACTAAATAATTAAAAAGAGTAATAATGGCATTACCATCTTCTGGACAGATAAAATTTTCTGAGATTAAGGATGAATTTGGATACTCAAGCATGGATGGATATAGAGTATCAGAATCTTATGGTGGATTTGATTTTGCATTAGATAATGATACTTGTGGACCTAATGCAAACGCAAGTATTCCTACAAGTGGAGCAATTAAATTTAGTGATTTTTACAATGCAAGAAGAAATATAGTTGTAGATTTTTATAGTAATCCTTCTGGAGAAGAATATAGAAGAAGTGTAAAAAAGAGATTTAAAGCTAATAATTATATAATAGTTGGAGGACATGGACCTAATCAAGGAAATAATACAACAGGTAGAAAGGTAGTTGCTGTTGTTAATAAGACTTTGGGTTCTGAAAATACCCGTACTACAGGAAATACTATTTGTGCATTAGAAACTGGGAATTGGAGTGATGGAACAACACTTGAAATAAAGGTTGGACCACAGGGTGCCATATATGGTTCTGGTGGTGTAGGTGGTGTAGGTGGTGAAGGTAATAATAGTGGAACAGGTGGAGGATTTGGTACCAGTGCAATAGGTATCGAATATACAAATACTCCTGTTACTATTAGAAATAATGGTAGAATACAGGCAGGGTATGGTGGTGGAGGAGGTGGAGCAGGTCGTTCAAGATCTGTTAAATCAGGTAAAAAGAGTCGTAAAACTGCCGTATCCACTGGAGGAGGTGGAGGAGGTGGTGCAGGTTATCCTCAAGGTCAAGGTGGAGGTGTGAATGGTTCTCCTTCTAATGGTGGTAGTGGTGGTACTAGTGGTGGTAATGCAACAAAGAAAAATTTTGGTTCAGCAGGTGGTGGTGGATCTGAAGCAGGTGATGGTGGTACTGGAGGAGGTAGTAATATGACAAGTCCAAATACTGCTGTAACTGCACCTGATGGAAGCGCTTCTGGAGGAGCAGGTGCAAGTACTGGTGGTAATAATGGATATGCTATAGTTACTCAATCTGGTTCTGCACCAATATATAGTGGTTCAGGTACTAAAGTGGGTAGAACATTAACTGGTACAGATCCTAATTGGCCCGGAAGTGGTGCATAATATATGATTCCAATTAATATTATTTTTAAGGTGATAAAAAATAATCCTGACGATCAAACAATAGAAATTAAGATGTGTCGTCAGAATTCATCAAGACCTATTGATGATTATGTGCCAATAAGAGTATCATATGATAGATTTGATTTTAGTAGTCTGTATAATTTTGAAGAAAGCATAAGAGAGTTGGTATCTGATAGATCCTTAATGTACTTAATTGAGGAACCAACATTACCAGAAAATAAATCATCAAGTGAAATTGAGTCAATAGATTTTGATGATTTAATTGATAAGGTAATAGCAATTCCTTATGGAACTGATAATGAATTGAATGAAATTGAATTATGACTACATGTAGAAGATTTCATAGAATAGGTAATGACTTTACACTCTGTGTAAACATTGGAAAGAAAGATTATGTACTAGCAGAGAATCCTATTGATTCTAATACAATATTCTATTATGGAATTAAAGGTATTGGTAAACTAGGTACAATGTTCTCTGAAGATTATGTGTTAGTGAAGGAAGGAGAATTTGTTGATGTTAGAAGTTATTTGCATAAGTTTAGAATATTTCATTCGCAGGAAGATTTCCATTTAGTTGGATTCAATACGCTTGAGAAGGGTCAGAATTGGGAGGGTAGACTCATTAAAAGTGATGAAGAGGTACTAGATTTGCACGTCATACGTGAGTTACATAAAATATCATTTCTTGTATGTTTTGATGGTAGACCTATAGTGAATAATAAGATCATGAAAAGATATGAATATGCAAGACTTGACGTAAGCAAAGAATATAAGGTAAACTTGAATGGTGGAGCACTAGGTCTTTTCTATATGAATTGATGATTAATAAAAGTGAACTAGAGATATTATATAACTGGGCAAGGAATGTAAAGTTTCCAGTTAAGAAAGCACCTACGATAGATGGTTATTCTAACAAGGTGATTGATTACTATTGGATTAAATCTGTTAAGAAAACTACAATACTTAGAGATAAGTTAATGACTGATAGTGTTCGTAAAATCTATCAGAATAATGATATATTATTTTCAAACTATGCTGTATTCTATCCTGAAACTATATTAAAACCACATAAAGATCCAAACATTCTAAGATACCCATATAAAAGAATACAAATACCATTGGCAGTTCCAGATAAGAACAAATGTTATATGGAATGGATGGGTAATAATGATAAGATATTATGGGAGAATGGAGTTCCTCAACTGTGTGATGTGATGAATAATTTACATCAAGCATTTAATTATTCAGATAAACCATTAGAGATATTATTTGTTGATGTTAAGTATAATACTGAGGTGAAAATATGAAATCTTATAACTATGTTTGTAGAGGTTTAAGGCAGGGATTATAATTCTTTAAGGGAACCAGTGACGGAACTGGCACACGACCCCTTCAGGGGGTCTTTTTTATGCTATAATATCTTCAGTTGAATTTTTTAAATGCAATTACGTCCCCACCAACAGGATGCTATTGATGCTATGTTGGCAAATGATAAGGGGCAAGTGATTGTCCCTACAGGTGGTGGTAAAACCATGTGTATGATTGAGGATGCTAAGAGAGTATTCAGGACAGAAGAGATTGCAACCATTGTTGTGGTTGCTCCACGTATTCTATTAGCAGGTCAACTATGTTCTGAGTTTATGGAACAGAATCTTGATGGTAACTATAATGTTGGTATTCAAGTATTACATGTTCATAGTGGAGAGACTGATTACAATTCTACTACAAATATAGATGTAATTAGACTTCATAACAATGTGTGCTGTGAATCAAATAGTCATCAAATCATCTTTACAACATATCATTCATTACATAAAATACAAGAGAGTGATATTGTAGTTGATGTAGTTTATTTTGATGAAGCACACAATAGTGTTCAGAAGAATTTTATTGGTGCTGTAGAGCATTTTTCAATGTATGCTAATCGTACATACTTCTTTACTGCCACACCTAAGCATAGTTTAACACCCTTCAAGGTGGGTATGAATGAACCTGATATATTTGGCAATGTAATATGCCAAGTACCTGCACCTAAGTTAGTACAGGGTGGTTATATTCTACCACCTAAAGTTAAAGTATATAAGACTGACATACTACAGAAAGATGAGATAACATTTGATGTAGAATGTAATCAGATTATTGATAACATTGATGACCACAATACAAAGAAGATTCTTGTATGTGCAAAGTCAACTAAGCAGATTACAGGATTGATTACATATCCTAAGTTTATTGCTGAATTGACATCAAGAGGTTATGATTACATGTATATTACAGCAAGAACTGGTGCTGTTATCAATGGTAAGAAAGTAAGTAGAGATAAGTTCTTTGAGGTATTATCTGCATGGGGTAAGGATGCGGAGAAGAAGTTTGTAGTATTACATCATAGCATATTATCTGAGGGTATCAACGTCAGAGGACTTGAGGCGGTTCTATTCTTACGTTCTATGGATTACATTGGTATCAGTCAAACAATAGGCAGAGTAATCCGTAAGGGTTGCAAAGAAAAGACTTATGGTTTAATATGTGTACCAGTCTACTCTAAAGTTGGTATTTCTACTGCTAAGAAGGTTGAAGCAGTTGTGGATGTTATCTTTAATAAGGGTGAAGCAGCAACATCAGTGGTAACAAAATGATAGGACAATTTCAATGGATAAATGGTTATGAGGATAAGCACTCAAATCCCGTATATAAACATGCCAAAAATCCTAACAAGTGGGATATAAGTGCCGATAGGTTCCACATCACATATTATGGTAAAGGTGGTGCAATAGATATTAAGGTCTTAGATTCTAAGAATGATTTTGCACATCATGTTAACATAACTGTAGATAAGGATGGTAAGTTAAAGGCAATAGTATCGGAGCAAACTAAATGAATAAGTATACTAAAAATAAAATTACATTGAATGATAAATCTATTATCTATTTGAGAGGAGATCGGGTTAATCCTAATTACTATTTGAGAATAACAAAACAACCTCATTGGAAGAGTGTGAAAGTTATATCTCTTAAAACAACAGATAAAGATAAAGCATTAAAGAAGGCACAAAAAGAATATGATCAGATAATGGAATCAGATACTCTTCTAAAAAATAGATTGTTCACTAAAGAAGATGTAGAAATTGCAACAAGAAATGCTGGTCTGGGTAGAATAGCAGAAGATAAATTTAAGAATTTGATGTTGATTAAAGGTTATCAAGTTTACATTCCAGTGGAAGATATATGGGGAGTGGATTTTGTTCTTATTAAAGATGGAGAAATATTTACAGTTCAATTAAAATCTTCTAATATGGATAAACCAAATTGGAGACTTGAGAATAATGCTAAACTTAAGTATAAAGATACTTGCACTCATATGGCATTTGTTTATATACCAGAAGATAGAGTCTGGTTTGTTCCTACAAGTATTTTACCTGATGATGTAACAGGTATGATTCATTGGAAAATGAAAAATTTATGTGAAGATTATGAGGTTAAACTATGAGAGACACTATCCTATTTGGAGATTGTCGAAAGACATTAGGCACACTACATGCACAAATAACAACTGGTATTGCTGAGAGACCGCGTATGTGCGTTACATCTCCACCTTATTATGGATTAAGAGATTATGGTGGAGAAGAATCACAGATAGGATTAGAACAATCTCCAGAAGAATATATTGAACAGATGGTAGAGGTAATGTCATTAGTAAGAAATTGTCTTACTGATGATGGTACATTGTGGTTAAACATAGGAGATAGTTATAATAATTATAGACCTGGTAAAGCATACGTCAAACAAACTGTTGCAAGTAATAATCAGGATTTGCCAGAACATTCACCTAAACGTAGTAATAGATTAGAAGGATTAAAAGAGAAGGATCTTATTGGTATCCCATGGATGTTGGCATTTGCATTAAGAGCAGATGGATGGTATTTGAGGCAGGACATTATATGGCATAAACCTAATCCAATGCCTGAGAGTGTGAGAGATAGATGTACCAAGTCACATGAGTATATCTTCCTCTTAAGTAAGAATAGGAAATACTTCTATGATAATGAGGCAATTAAAGAACCTGCAAAGGATTGGGGAACCAGAGATAGAACTAATGGTAAGTATCATAATGAAGGAACAGGACTGCAACCACACTCAGGATTAACTAAGAGTTATGAGAAGAAGAATAAGAGGTCAGTATGGACTGTGAATAAGAAACCATACAAGGGAGCACACTTCGCAACATATCCACCTGAATTAATTGAACCATGTATCATAGCAGGTAGTGAGAAGGGTGATATTATATTAGATCCATTTATGGGATCAGGTACGACTGCCGCGGTTGCCAAGTCATTAGGTAGAGGTTACATAGGATGTGAATTGCATGAGGACTATGGTAATCTAATTCAGAAAAGAGTGAGTGAATATAAACCAGTTAGTGAAGTGGCACAAGAACCACCCATAAGCATACTTGATATAGTATAATCAAATTAGTAACAAATTCATTATGAAGTGCGAAGTCAAACTTTATGTTGCTGGTTCAGTATTTACTGAGCAGGTACATGCAAGGAACTATGATGAGGCAAGGGAGGTTGCACTTGCAAGGAACCCTAATGCTAGGGTAATCAGTGTTAATGCACGTCCATAGTGGTTGACTATAGAAAGTTCTATCCCTGCCCTAACAAAGGTATCCTAGACCCTCTGTGCGGCAGTCCAGAGGGTTATGTGACTAAAGATGGAATGTGGGCAGCAATTCCACTTGCTGATAGTAAGAAACTTGCTATAATTAATAATGGTGAATGGGTACATACTGTCCGAAATTATCAATCTGCTAAGAACTACATACTAAAAGAAATTAAGAAATCCAAATGAGTGAAACTAAACAAGAGAAATGGGAACGTGGTAGAACTCTATTTCTTGAATCGGTATATAAACCTGATGATAGATTAAGAGGATGCGCGCATAACCAAGAATGTTACCATGAACTGATGGAGATAAGAGATCAAGTACTTGAAATGGTAAGAGCAATGCCTAATCCTCATAATCCACCATTAAAAGCAGGTCAAAAGAATAATTATGTAACTCCTACTATTACTACACCAAATGGAGAGATTAGTGAGACTCTAATGAGTGGAGCATTGGGTAGTTATTATACAGACAAGAGAGAATACTAGGCATAAATTTTTGTTAAATGTATTAGGGAATACAGACACAATTTGCATAAATAATGATAGAATTAGGGATAACAAGATGATCTAAATCTCTTCGTTATTGTAGTTCATTGGGAGGCAATTATGCACAACTTAATTTCATTTAATCAACTTGCTGGATCAAAACATATGGAATATGACGATTCACATAGAGATTTAATCACAGAATACTACGAGTGCCTGATTGACTGTGAAGACGACCAACATGTTTGTAAACGTATATGTAAGGAGGTTTTAATTTAAAACAATTAGACGTTTATCTTAACAAACAAATGATTAAGTATCAACATCCACCTTAAAGTAAATTAAATAGTCACACTAACCCTTGACATATTCTGTCAGGGGTTTTATAATCTAAGAGCATACTTTACAATTATGAGAAGACGCACAACACCCATAGACAATCTCTATGATGAAATGTTAATAATGAGAGACCAATTACTGAATAGAATAGAGTTATTAGAGAGCGATGTAGATATATTAACACAAGAAAATATGGATTATGCAAAGCAAATGTATAATTTAGAGAACTATTTGGAAGATCGTATAGATACTATGTTAGAACATATAACAAATCTTAACAATAGTGAAGGATCTAGAAGCAGCAAAGAAACTAATCAAACAATCAAAGAAACATCCTGAATGGTACACGACAGATGAGGTAAAGTATGCTAAAATAGCAAAGAAGAGACTAAAAAAAGAGAAGAAGGATGCCAAACGACAGTCTAAAGGTCAATCAAAATGATGATGGAACATTCAAGGTAGAATGGGACAAGAAAGACCCTAATTGGGCATTTTTAAATGAACTTACTTCTGAACAAATAGAAAAACTGATTCAACAAATAGTAAAGGAGGATCAAAATGGAAGACAATGACCTTAAAAGTTATGCTCTAGATAATCTTAAAGCATGGGTAGAGGAGGCGATTGATAGTGATGTAACTCCAGAAGAGTTGTATAATACTATAAGGACTACTGTGGTTGATAGAATAGCATATCATCAGGTATGTGCCAAACATTCACAAGACATATTAGAGTTATTATCAAATAGTTCTACATATTCATTGAAGAGAACGAGAGTGGGTAAAGACCTGGATTTGATATAAAGTATTAAGTTATACCAATAGATTATGAAGAGATTATAAAGTTTATAGATAAAATATATAACTATGTTATAATATCAACACATACTTCATAGACTCATGCTTAATTTAGACGAACGATACCATTCATACCTAGATGGTAGTAAGAAATTAAGAATAGATGGTGAAGAAGAAAAAGTCATTGCTTATGGGTGGCATTGTCAGGATGGGGACATAAAAGGACACTATGTTACTACAGAAAATCATAAATTGTACTATAATATGAATCAAGAGTTTGTTAGGAAAAAATCACTTCGAGAACTCCAAACAGTCTCTTGAAAATAAATAACAATGAGATTACTCAACAACAAAGTAGGGTGGATTATGACAACTAAAATACCAAACCACGATTTAGAACATGAAGTATATCTTGATCCTAAAGATCATAAGGAACATGTTAATCATGGTATGATTGAATATAGTGAAGCAGATTTAGAAATGCACAATGATGCCTTCCATGCACATAGTGAAGAAGAAGTAGACAAGAATGATGGTGCTATCAATGATTGGCACACCAGGCATGAGGATAAGGGGTTAGAAGTATATTGTGATAATCATCCTGACGCATTAGAGTGTAGAGTGTATGATGACTAGGACAGTTTAACAAGTGTAACAAGACCCCTATACAGGGGTCTTTTTTATGGTATTATACATGTATGGGAAACAAAGACGGTTTCTTTCTAGTCTGACAGTATCCGCCTCGTGAGGAATTTAAAAGATCTCCCTCGAACGGTATGGGCAAGAAGCAGACACATGATGAAAGAGTAATGCACTGTCTCCGTTTTTTGTTTCTCTCACCTTATCTAATTTGGGCAAGGATCTATGGTTGTCTCTGTTCAGCAGAGAAATTACGTCCTGTAAGTCCTTTACGAGGAGATGGATGTGCCTCTCGGTTCGCAACCGAAGAAAGAACTAACATCCCACGTGTTTTTTATTCCCTTTTTTAAATGGCAACAAGATCAAGAATAGGATTACAACTTGCGGATGATGCTATTTTATCTGTATATCATCATTGGGATGGTTATCCACAGTGGTTAGGTGTTACTCTTAA